AAGTTTTCTCTGCGCCCAAGCAATGCCCTCATCGCCTCCCCAAGCTAACCACATCAATGCACCGCAATCTGTTTTAGGATCTCCTTTTGAGTTTTCACGATGCCTCTCAAAACTTGACATTCTGGCAATCGTTTCTCTGCTGATGTTTTCGCCTTTAGCAATCTGATTTGCCCTTGTCCATCCGACTAAAGTTCCGCAACCTTTATCGTTTTCCTTCTTGATATTTAAGGCTCTTCTGGCATTAGCTTTCGCCGCCTCTGGATAGTCATTGTAACTATCAACCATTGAAACTCTGATTGCCGCCCAGACTGACTGCGCTTTTTCCTCTGTGTCAAAGATACATGCACCGGATCCGATCCGATACATTCCGTTACTGCATTTAATTACTGGCATATAATTTATGATAAATAGCAAACCTTCTCTTATTTACTTCGTGCAGATTGAAATGAATATTGCAGTAATCATACAAATCATTGCCATATTGAATCCTCGCATCCTGATCAAAAGTCAATAACCGAATCCATTTGTACCAATCTTTTTGCGAATTAACGTAGCATACCGGCATATCTTTGTAGGGATCTACGTTGCTCACTATCGCTGGATTCTTTTTAGATGCAGTTTCCAAAACCTTTAGATTTGATTTCATTGCGCAGAACTTTGAATCGACCAAAGGAATCAGACTAATATCGGAATCGCAGTAAGCTGCCATGTACTCGGTAACCTGATTGTAATTGTAAATAGTCGGGTTCAGTTTTAATCCATTGGTAAACGCTGAAATCATGCCATCCCAAATATGTTTCTCGTTTTCGTTATAACCAGCAATCACAGTTCTAACCGGAAAGTTTATCCGCTTCATTGGGTTGCGCAGAATGTTCAAATCCTTGCCATGTGTACCGGATCCCGACCAGAACAATCGCACCAGATCAGAAGGCTTTTTATCTAAAATAAACTGTTCCTCTCCAAAAGGAATTGCATTTGGCAATATCTCCACGTTTGGATTCAGCTTGTATATCTCATCCGCTAATCGTTCATGAGTGCAAGTGCAGAGATCTGCAATCCTAATCCACTCTATTATTTGCTCAGTTACTTTGTTCGCCTTGTAGCTTTCATACAGAATATGCGAAGGATCCAAATGCCAGTAGTCATCATTATCAACTACCAATTTAAACCCATGCTTTTTGCGCCAAGCATCCATCTGATCTGGCGTTATGTTTGCCAACATGCGATTCATAACCACGATATCATAATTGCCCTCAAAAGTTTCATCGCTTATTGTATCGGTCATCAGGCAGTAATCTTTTTGCATGTTTGCGATCGGCATCATTATCCTATGGTAACCAACTCCGCTTGTTTTGCTTGTAATTGCCAGAATTCTCATTGCGCTTCAAACCACTTGTAAAGCCTCATAATCATATCGTACTTACAATTACCGCACCAAACCGAAAGCAGGAAGTTAGGATCCAAATATAATCTGTAAATATGCTCATACATTTGCAGTACCGGCAAATCTAAATTCCTGATATAGCCATTCTTTGCACATTCGTAATTGCTCTCATTAGCGATCAGCCAATCCCGATGCTCTTGTTTTATTTCCATAAACTCCACATTAATTTGGTTACAATCGGCGCACAGAACCCAGCGATAAAAATAGTGCTGGTAATTTCTTGAATCAATTCAGGCGCATAGTAATGTAATGGCGCTGACCAGGCAGCCAGACAACTTCCGCAATTAAAAGGCTTGAAATTGATTTTCCATCTAACATGAAAGTTATGGATCTCCGTAAAAAATAGCGATGCACAGATAGCGGTTATTATTGATAGAATCATTTTTTGATATTTTTTTTAATCTCGGCTTTAGTCTTATTGATGGATCTGACAATCGACATATAAGGGATCCCGGTTTTTCGGCTTAATTCTTTCGCATTCTTTTTAAAATCTAAGGCGTATAATTTGAACAGTTCTCTGTTATACCAATGAAGGTTCTGTAAATGTAATTCTATTTTCTGATATGATTCTTCTGGATCCGATTCAACGCTTGGAACCTCCTGATCATTCTCCAGCAATTCTGTATAGTTTCTGTAATTCTTAAAAAAATTGCTTCGATCACTTTTAATCATGTTTAGCATAATCCGAACCATGTAATACTTTAGTTCGTTCCGCTGGTACAAGCCAATCAACTTCTCCTCCTCCATTTCGCAGAGGATTAAAAACACTTCGGATTTTAAATCCGCTTGAAGTTCGACTGGCTGCATCTTTTCAAATGCCTCATTCACTGACTTTGATTCCCAAAACTCAGTTATGATCTTATTCCTAAGCATTTATTTTTTTCACTGCTTAACCACTGCAAATGTATATCCTTTAAAAACTCTTTATGCTCTTTTTTATCTCCGTATTTATCATGGCATTTCCTGCATACTGCCATTAAATTATAAATATTCTCTGGCTCTTTAGTTCCTCCCATTCCTCTGCATTCAATATGATGAATATCCACTGCCTGATCTCCGCATACCTCGCAGGGTATAAAATCAGATTCATCAAACCCAAAGTACGTTAAATATAATTTAGTATGCTTTTTCAAATGGCTTTCCGTTTAACTTGATTTCAATACTCGGATCTAATGCTATCATTCTGTTTACTATTACATCGCAGTATTTAGGATCTAACTCCATACCGTAGCATTTGCGTTTAAGCTGGTGTGAAGCTACCATTGTTGAACCTGATCCTAAAAATACATCCAATATAATATCTCCTATATCAGATGAATTTTCTAAAGGTTTACTGCACAAAGGTATTGGTTTCATTGTAGGATGCTGATCTGACCTACTTGGTCTATCAATATCCCAAACTGTTGTTTGCTTTCTATCCCCACACCATTTATGAGATGCACCATCAAGCCAACCATAAATACAAGGTTCATGTTTCCAATGATAATCCGACCTTCCAAATGTTGAATTATTTTTATTCCAAACAATGTATGATTTAAAAAGAAAACCAGCATTTAAAAACTGTTGAATAAAATTGTGTGTTTCAGATGAAGCGTGCCATACATATATTGCACCCCCTTTTTTTAATGCAGTTGCCAATGTAGTATAAACATCATATAAAAACTTAGGAAAATCATCTAACTTATCATTTGCTATTTTTTCCCTTTTTTTACTACCACCTTCATAGTCAATGTTATAAGGTGGGTCGGTGTGAATCATATCAGCCTTTTGACCATTCATTAGCTTTGCAACCTGATCACTATCTGTACTATCCCCACAAAGCAAACGATGCTCACCTATCTCATATAAATCACCTAATACAGTAATTGGATCTTCTGGAGGCGTTGTATCAAAGTCATCCTCCTCAGCTTCCAATACTTCTGTATCAAAGTTAGGAATATCTAAGCCCCATTTATCCAATAATTCAGTATCCCATTCATTTGCCAACTGATCCCAGTCCCATTCTCCAAAACCTACGTTATCCTTTATCAAAAATTCATCTCTTTGTTCCTGAGTCCAATCATCAGCCAAAACAATAGGCAGTTCCTTTAAACCAACTTCAATAGATGCCTTTAATCGCATATTACCACCCAGAACAACATACTTGCCATCAACATCAGTAAAACATACCAGCGGTCGCTTTTCTAACATTTCCGGAAACTCTCTGATTGACTGGACTAACTTTTTGAATTTGTCATCCTTTATAACTCTGGGGTTCTTTGAGTTAGCTTTTATTTCTGAAATTTTGACTTTCATATAATATTTTTTAGTAAAGGTATTAAATTTCTATAATATCAAAACCATAGATTGCTTTGATTAGTTTTTTCTTTAGCCGATAGACTGGCAGTTTCTTTGTCATTTCTGACTTCACATCAATAACCTCGAAAACTTTACCTTCTTTAAAAGTAACAAAATCAGCTTTATAGAAACCAATCTTAATTCCATTTACAACCAGATCATAGCGAACTTGCATCTGAAAACTATCTATCAACTTAGCTTTTTGCTTCAGCTTCAGGATCCCGTAGTAAGTCGCTTCCTTTTTAGAATCAAAGGTAATCCCGTTAATTACTGTTTTTATGTTTTTGTACTTGTTTTTCATAAAATCGGTATAATATTTTTAATAATTGCTTTCATCACGTTCACAGTTATTGAATTACCGGCTTGTTTATACGTTTGACTATCTGAGCATGGCTTGATAAATGAATCGGGATAACCTTGAAGGCGCATACATTCTAAAGGAGTTAGGCGGCGGATGCGGTGGTATTGTTTTAAAATTGGAGTTTGACCTCCACCCATTCCCATTGCAGAAGTAAGTGTTGGAGATATTCCATCTGTTCGTGGGTGCTGATGTTCTTGTGTGCCTCCTTGTATCCAATCAATCTCTTGAACCACCACCCCCTGATTACAAGCAGTATCTAAAGTATTTGCAATCTGATCACCTACCCTGCATCTGCGTGTTTCGGAATTAGGATTTGAAAGATTAATACTATCACCTTCTTTTGCTATGGCATAGCCTTGCTTTGTGGCTTCTTTGACTACTATCAAATTATCCTTTTGAACACTTGTAATTGTATTTGTTATCCCTTGCGAATTAGGTTCTAATCTTTGTTCCATTGGCGAACCAGTTGTTCTATCTGATGGGTTCTCTGGGTTTCTCCCTCGCATAGCTACGCAGTAGGGTTCTATAACTAAATCATCTTTACCACTACCACCAATTTTTACTGTACTGCAAATTCCATCAAATTCATTAAACTTA